GGTTTTGATTTGGCTGTTAACAAAACAGATAATGAATTATTACGTCATACTCAGAAAAAAATCAGAACTGATTTTGCTAGTACGTTAAGTAATGCTGCAGGTACAGGTTTAGATAGAACTAAAAAAAGCACTAAAGGCAAAGAATTTACAAGGTGCTTTAGCTAAAGGTCGTGCTAAGTTATCAACAGTGTTAGAGACTGACATTACTCCAATTGCATTTGTTAATCCAGATGATACAGCGGAACATATAGCTAATGGATTAATTGTTTCAAATGGCTCTTTATTCGGAATGGGATTATTAACAAATTTTGTAGGTGTAAAAATTATAGAACTTTCTGAAGTGCCAAAGGGTGAAGTTTGGATGACGGTTTCTGAAAATTTAAATGTTGCTTATGCTAATCCAAGTGGACAGATAAGTCAAGCGTTCAACTTTGCAACTGACGAAACAGGATTTGTTGGTGTTTTACATGATATTCAATCAAATCGTTTAACCTCTGAAACAGTAATAATGTCTGCTGTGAAAATTTTCCCTGAAAATATTGATGCTGTTGTAAAAGTGAAAATGAAAGATGATAAAGATGAAAGTACAGAATTACCCAGCTAAGCCCCAATTTGTTAGTATGTCACCATTTTATGATGGTGTAGACCTAATATTTAGATAATTAGCAAGAGGGGTAATATATGAGTACAATATTGAAAATTTATAAAGATAATGAAGTGATAGCACAACAACTAGTTTCGTTAGATAACGAAAATGATCATAACAATGATGTTTATATTAAAGTACAGGGATTAACACCGGATACAAATTATTCTGAGGGTGCGCTTCAAGCTGTGTGGGAGATTGACAATGTTGAATCTGGCAGAGTAAATGTACCTGAGTTTAGAACTGCTTATGTTCCGATTGAATCGTTCACTATTAACCAACATGAAATAAATCTAAAAGTAAATGATTATACGATAATTAACCCTGAAATTAGACCTTATAATGCGACGAATCAAGGTGTGACATATACTACGAAAAATTTAGAAATAGCTGGCGTAAATGGAAAAGGGTTTTTGATTGCTTATAGTCCAGGTACTACTGAAATAGAAGTATATGCAAATGATTTACCTGATCAAAAGGAAATCTGTGTTGTAAATGTTAGTGAATAAGGAGTAATTTTACTATTGAATTTTTTGAAGACACTTAAGACAAGAATTGGTATTGATGATGAGCAACAAGATGAACAATTAAAAGTTATTATTAGTAATGTTGAAAAAGAATTATTAGCAATGTTACCTACAATCGAAGATACAATACCAGAAGAAATTGAGTTTATAGTAGTGGAAGTTTCAACAAAAAGGTATAACCGTATAGGTGCTGAAGGTATGACATCTGAAACACAGGATGGTCGTTCTAGTAGTTATGAATTAAATGATTTTGATGAATATAAAAGTG